AGCTCTGATTGAACTTGCCCACGAACAGATTCATTCCGGAATGAATCTGTTCGTGGGCAAGTTCAATCAGAGCTTGGGTCTTTCCAGAATTCCTTCCAAAATCAGGACGAAGAACTCCTTCTCGAAATTCTGAGCGGAGCCAAATCTTGTAGTGCTCGATATTTCCTCGTATGCGGTCCACTACTTCACCTTTTTGAGTTTCGGATTCTTGGTCTTGGCCTTCTTACTCGCTCCGCGAGTCGCAGACGCCAAAATAGCCCCAGCCGATTCCTTGGAATAGCCAGAGCCTTGAATTTTCTTTTGAACGGCAGAGAAGCCGGGGTGTTTAGCGGCCATAATTACCTGATTCCATGGCGGTCAAGAGCATCTCCGAGGTTGGTAAACTTCTCGGTCAACGCGGTGACGGCGGGGTCTGTAGTAGTCGTCGGAATCGCAGCTACTTCGATTTCCAACTTAGTCAGCCGGGCAAGGATATTGGTGTTGGAGGTCTGCAATGCCGTGATGCTTTCTTCAATCGTAGGCTGTGTGGTAGTTTCGTCTGCCATATTTCTCCTTAAAGTCTGAAGTTCACTAAAAACATTGTACTATAGTTTGGTGGGTTTGTCAACACTTTTATACGGAATTTTTACCCAAAAACCAGGAGAGTACTCGTAGACGATTCCACTGTGTATCGGGCTGGGGCGAAAGTCGTCAGGAAACCGGACCAACTTATCCATTATCTGTGCCTCTTGTCATAAACCAACAGCCAAATAAAACAAGCGGCGAAAAATCCTACGAAAAGAACACCGGCTACATTTTCCATTGTTTGGACTCTTTCTGTGGAGTGATGTTCCGGACCCGGCCAGAATTGCAGGCAACCAAGTGCTCCAGAGGAATCTGGTTGGGTGGGTAGATCACACCTTCTGTGTAGATTCTAGGAACTCCGTCGGTCAGTAGCTTCATTTCTTCTTGGTCTTCTTTGCTTTCTTGGGTTTACGTTTGGTTCCGTAGTACGTCGCGGTCGTGTTAGGCATCGAGGGGCCGGTGGTTACTGAGGCATTAGGCATCTGCTATTTTCCTCGTCTTTCAAAATCGAATCGATTGTCTCGGCCAGTCTTTTGGATAATTCGTCTACCATCGGTCTTATGAGAGGTTCGAGCCTTTTATGGTCCTCCTCTGTGAGAGGAGGCAAACAGACATCCCAAAAAGGACGGCCCCCAAGTTTTATGTGGCAGTAATCGGCCCAAATGCTATTGTTGATCTCGGTTAGGTCTCGACCACAGTCTGGACAGATGTCAGGCATCTTCATCCTCCGGATCGATTGGGTCTAGTTCTGGAGACCAAACACTTAGACTTCCCTGATCTAGAGCCTCTTCGGATGCTTTGTCAAGAAGGTTGGTTAGCGGGCTACTTCCGTCTTCCTCTTCTCGGTTAATCTCTCGACAGACATCTTCCGCCCAGCCTAGATCGTCAGTAATCTTCCAGAGCTGAACAAACTTATTTCGTTCCTCGTTGAAATCCCAGAATGGCTCTCGACCTTCAAATTCAGCGGCCCAGGCCAGGGTTCCAACCCCGATTCGAATAACAAGCTCATCGCCTTCTATTTTTGCACTCAGGGGCTGATCAGCAGACATATTCTGGTTCTCCCAAATACTCGATCTTGATATTTTCGGAAGACATCATTCGGTCTACCCGTTCTTCAATCTCTCGTAGCTCCCCGGTGTGTCTTAGGACCTCGACATGGTGCCAAGCCTTGAACTTGGGGGACTCACAGCACTTTCGGAACGCTTCCTGCTTGTTTCGGAACTGGTCTCGGCCATCTCGGTGTTCACCAACGGCTCCAGAGGGTGGGTGAATGCACCGGACACCGTTCTGCTTGGCGTTGCGATGCTGGCCCCCGTTTCCTCCTGTGCAGAAGGTTTGGAACTCGAAGTCCTTTGCTGTCAACGAAAATAGGAGGTTAGGCATTGGTGAGTTCCTTTTGGGCGTCCATCCAGTCGGCTATCTTGCGGTGCTCTTCTGCTAGACCTTCGTTTTTGATTCGATTGGCTCTATACGAGATTACAGCAACGTTTCCCGGGACGTACCCTAGTTCGGGGATTATGCGGTCCAGGCTCGGAGAGTTGTTTCGGTTATCCATTTCCCCAAATTCTAACTTCAAACCCAGGATGGGGCAAAACTCCGGAACTACAATATCTTTCTCAGTTATCGTGCAAACAACCCCCGACTTCTTGCAGCGACGTTGAGCTAACCTAAGAAGACCTCTTTCCGGGTGATTCTTTAGTGCCTGCTTCATCTGCGCCATTATCTTTGCCGAGTTCTTAGAGTAGTACTCATTTTGCACTTCCCTAATTTCCTCGTGATTGGCCGCATATCGTTCTCTATCTCTCCGCCGCGTGCAATCTAAACACAAGGCAGTCCATCCCGACAGCTTTTTACCAAACTCTTCTACTGATTTCTCTATTCCACACTTCTTGCAAACTTTGGTTTTCATTTTTATCCTCATCTGACCATGAGGTTTGGGGCGACGGGTCAGCGCCGCCCTTTACCTTTGAATTCGAATCCAAGTACATTATACCACAGATTCGTGGAAATGCAACAAGAAAATCGAAATTATTTCATCCATTAGCTGGATGATGTTTCCGACTGCAAACGACGAAGCGTCATTGTCGAGCCCGGACGCAAAGTATTGGTATACCTCACGTTGTAACTGACCCACCCGCCGATTTGACGGGCCGGATCACTCACGCTGCCTTGTTCTGGCGCGGACTGTATGAACAATTTCCTCTGTGTTACATGTCCATTATTTGGACAAGGGTGGGTCGTTTCTTGTTCCGCCCACCTCTATACGTCGCCGTATAGAGCGGACCATCTCATCACCCTCTTTCGAGGGGCACCGTGTATGGCCTCTGCACGTTCCCTTTCGGGCTTCGCTCAGGATTGACTCCGAAGAGTTGTTCCCTGAATTAGCGGTGTGTTCGAAGGGAATTACTCCCCTAAGCTACCATTTGATAGTTCTTCGATCCATCGTTTGGATTCTTCCCCAGGAAGACGGAGAAGATTGCGTCATCGCCGAAAATATAACTATTGTACGCTTTTGTTACTCGTCCAGTATCTGGACGGGACTGAGTATTTCTATCAGTCTCTGTATGTCGCCATACAGGCCGGAGCACATCATCATCCTTTTCAGGAGCGTCGTCTATGCTCTCTACACACTTCCCAATTTCTTGGGTTTGGCTCGGTATTGTCTCTGAGAGATGTCCACCGAATTAGCGACGTGATTCAAGAAGAATTACTTCTTCAGGCTACTAGACTTTCAAGTCCATAGGTATTTCCGGAGATTGTTACAGTGGGGGCAGTGGATGTCTGTTTGAACGTGACCCCGGCGAACGAGATGGTATCCTCATTCTTAGGCAGTTCAAACAGCATGTTGCGCATTTCCTCAGACCTCTTGATAATGTCGGTCAGACCATTAAAGGAGGTGTCGTTCAGCACGTCGCGGACTACATTAGGGTGAATGATTCCACCAAATTTGTTGTCCACGAGAGGACGAGCGTTAACGCTTACCAGCGACTGAGCAGCAGACCGGATGTTATTCGCAGTCAGATACGAGCCGTTTGCAAGCTGGATGTTTACCAAGCTATCGACCGCAACAGCCGAGTCAGCGGTAAGCTGGACGAGGGAGTTGAGGGTGAGAGCCAAGCGGTAGTTCAGTTCGTTTGCCAAGTTCTGAAGGAGACCCGGGTCGTCAATTGCAACGTCCAGGGCAAGGTCGGAACTATTAATGAAATCAGCATATTGCCCGATGGTCGCGACAATTTTATTGCTGGATTCACTGATAGGAGATCCGACTGTGCCTTCCGCAGCCTGATTAAGGTTAGCGGCAAGCAGAGCGTAGGTGAAGACAGTCTTGTTTTGGAAATGCCCTTTCGGGTCACTAGGCTTTCGCCTCTCTTGCGTCACCACAAGGTCGCTCTATAGGTCACCCCATAGCTCGGACTCTATCTTCAGTCCAAATAATGGACTGTCCGGCGTATTAGCCTCTACGGGTTCTGGTTTCCCAGTCTTCCCTCGGTATTGACTCAGAGAGTTGTCCACCGATATAGCCGGATTTGGATTCAGCAATATTGTTCACTGAATTTGGTTTCCCTGACGGAGGGGCAGCGGACGCTGCTTCGTCATGCTGAGGAAGGGAGTTTGTGCCTTCAGGTTAGGAATTGCTTCACGTTCATCAGTGTGTTTTAGGCCGTCAGCATCTCTGCTGGGGCGCTCTGCATATCACTATGCAGTTCAGACTGTGTCTTCAGCTTCTTTAAAGCTATCAACCGAAGATACAAGGCTTCGCGTTTTGCTGGGCATTGTGCTCGTCTTAGTTGAACGTATTCTAGTGCCGCCAACGCCTCGTCTCTTTTAACTACAAGATACGGAAGGCTATCCACGAGGAATTTTTCAATGCTTGCTTTGGAGAATAAACTCCAAGAGAAGCAATTTCTTTTCCCTTTGGCTCTGACATCTCCGCCATAGAGTTCTTTACAAGAATCTAAAACAGATCGGTCGTTGTTGGCAATAGATACAATTAGATGGTAGGCGGTTGTGTTTTTCATCGGAGTCTTATTGACCCGAACACAACCTTTGCCATCAAAGAATCCGGCTAGGTATGCTGGTTCTGCTTTTAGATAGCTGCTGTTCGTTTCAGTCGTTACGGACCCGTGTTGCTTCATCTCTTTGAGTTTCAGAACATACTCGTTCTTTTGGTTGTCGGACAGATTTTCTCTGTTCTCAATGAACTCAATAAGAGTTTCAGCTTGCTCCCTCTTGTACTTCAAGTAGGGCAGAATAGTTTTGAGGAAACTAACAACGGTGGGAAATGATTGAAGATACCAAATGAACCAATCTTCCCCTGCTTTGTTGTTTACATTTCGGACGAAACTTCCCCCGAAATGTAGGACCGACCACTGCATCACGGCCTTTGATTTGTTACTCAAATAGACCTTGGGTTCGTAGTAGGTTTTGTTGCCTCGTTTGTGGGTGGCGATTCGGAGGCAACCTTCTGCATCTAGAATCCCAGCCATATAACTTTTGGTTTTCTCTTTCACGGTTTCCTCGGCGTTTTCTTTATTCGATAACTATAGTCTACCACACCTAGCAGACCTTGTCAAGAAGATTTTCGCCGATTTAGAACAGTTTGAATTCACCAAGATTTTAGTGAATAGCTACGAGGTTGGGCAATGCGCCCGAAGTCACGATTGATGCTGGTGAGTAACTCATTTAGAGATACTCCTTTGTGTTAGTTTTTAGCGCCGACTTTGAGCACGTGCCCGACGAATGGCATTGAGAGTATTCGCCACCTCTTCGTCTGTCATGTTCTCAAAATCCTCGGCTGAGGGCGCGTTCGGAGACTCCGGAGGTTTGACGGGTGTTACGTCATTCCTACCAATTCCTAGTGCCGCTCTCGGGCGCGTAACCTGACTTACAATCCGTGAGTCGGGACGCGGCGCAGGTGCCGGTTCGTGTTGAACCGCTACCGGCGGAGGGGTTTCCACCGTTTCCGGTGAAGGTGTTTTGGGTTGCCTTGGTGCCTGAATCATCAAACCATCATTGTTCAGGTCTTGGAAGGCTTCCTCAAGATTTTCGGCTGTGTAGTTTCCGGTGGAGAGCAGCTTATTGAATACAGCTTCTTCTTCTCCCTTTCGGATTGATTCGCCGAGTTTGAACTTTGCCAGCCACTGAAGTAGCAGGTTGAAGTTCACAAAATTGTTATCCGGGAAGTAGTCCGGATTGTTCGCCAAGAAGGTTTTATTTGCCTGCTCGGCGGTAAGCTGATTGGCTGCGTACGATCCTTTTTGTGCTCCCTGCTGGGCAAGATTCAGGACTTGGTCCATCGTCACCCCGCGAGTCTTTTGGAGCAAGAAGTCATTAGCGGCTACTGGGTCCGACTCCCATAAAGTTCGATATTCAAAAATCTCGTCTGCTGTGAGTTGCCGGACAGGAGACGGCTGAGGGGTCTGTGTTTGTGCTACCGGCTTGGTGGGAATAGCACCAAACTTGATCTTAGCGTTCTGCTCCCGAATCTTCTTGGTAGCATTTGCCTGAGCCTTCAGGACTTCCAAGATCAGTTTATTCTTGGTGGCCCCTTTGTAGACTTGGGCGCTTCCCGCTCGACCTACGACCGATCCAACCCACACGCCTTTGTCTTTACTCAAGACTAGTTGAGTACCATCTTCGAGATCCATTGTTTCGGGTTCTTCTGGCTCCTCGGGAGGCGGTGGTGGGACTTCGACGACCGGAGTTTCAACTACTTCGGGGTCTGGGTCTTGAGGGGCAAGAACTGGATCTTGGTCGTTGATGTCCTCGTCGAGGTTGGGAAGATCGGGCATATTCCAATCTACGTTGTTTGCGAATGGGTCGGGGCTTCCGTCGGAGTTCAGGAGCCAGGGGTCATTTACGGGCTTACTCATGTTGTTCATTCCTCTTGATATAATCCAATATCAACGGGTAGGTGGTTAAGGAAAAATGGGGTAGTTTATCTTGCAGATTGTCCATTATCTGGACGACGAAGCATCAAGTCTATTTTGTAGTTGTTTGATTATCTCGTCCCGCTTTTTTATCTCGTACAAACTAAATTCTTGCGTAGACATGATCTGTGTTTGCGAAGATTCTAGCGCTTTTTCCAACTGGCCAATACGAATATCTTGGTCAATTGTTTTGTCGCTGGCGATTTTGAAAGCTCTGTTTAACCGACTCCAATCCGATTTATGAGATTTCTCAACCTCTATCAACTCATCTAGATGATCGGAGAGGAGAACGACATCCCGGTATGTGCCATTGTTTTCGAGGTTTGTATGGAATATTCGTATCTCGGAATTTCCCATCACGCCTCCTGTTGTTTCAAAACATCAAGTCTATCTCGGAAGCCGCTCAGATATTTTGTAAACTCTTCGTCTGGGTGCGCGGCGAAATCCATCGCGTTTTCGAGATCTTCCTTGAAGAACTGTTCGAATTGACTCATGACCGAGAGGCCCGCGTGGGAGGCTACAACTGAAGAATCTCCCGGCGGTAAATTCCGGTGTTGTTGGTCGATACTATCTACGTAGCTGTGGACAGTATCAAAGATAATGTCCCACGCTTGGTCTGGAACTGTTCTTAAAACGCGCCCTCGCTCGTATACGTCGATCTTGCTTTCTAGTTCGTCAGGATAAGCAATATCGGTCATTGATTTCCTCCGTACCTCTTAATGAGTCCGTCGAGGTCTACGTAGCCTTTTGGCGGAGGAGGGGGCGCGGCTGATACTCTACCCATTCGGCCTGTTTTGATTTGGTGGGCTTGGTTGATTAGGTTCTGAATCTCAGCATTCGACATTCGGTCGTAGTCGGTGGCCGGGATAGCGTTGAAATTTGTACGGAAGTTTGGCTGGGTCACAGTTCTCCTTCTGCAATCCGCAGAACGCGAGCAGTCCACTATCTGGACGGTTTAATTTTGGTGGGTTTTTACAACAAGTACAGTTTACCACATCATTTACGAAATGTCAACTGTTTTCTAGAGGTTTCCACCAAATCCTGATCCGCTAGTTTGAGGTTGTCCCGTAAGCATTTCCGGTTCTACGGACTTTTTAAAGCCCTCCCGAAGTACGTCCCGGGCGGCGCGCGCGACATTTTCAGAATCAGCAAGTTGCTCCGCTGCCGCAGCCTTCTGCTGAAGAAGAGCTTGCTGCTGCTGGAACTTCTGTTGAGCGGCCCCATTTTGGCTTTTCTGCTGCTGACGCTGTTGGTCTTCAGGAGTCATGTCAATAATCACATCGTTCTGATTTTTGAATTCACTAGCCTCAAACCACATCCGGCAAATCTCGTTCACGTCAACCTTCTTGTTCTCTAGGGCAAGTTGTTCAATAACGGAAGGATTAGCTAGAAATTGAGTAAGCATGGGCAAACCTTGGGCCATGTTTCGGCGTGTTTGCATTTTTGCTCCCGCTAATACTGTAAACTTCACCTTGGCGTTCAGTATCTCAACAAGATCCCCCCCTTCTGTTATATAATCATGCTTCAGTTCTTCTGACATGATCCAATCGAGTTGGCTGTACGGCAGCATCATTGAGTTCATCTCTTGCATGTCATACAAATACGGCACCAAAACCTGATTAGCCAGTTTATCAATACAATCGGAGATGATATTTGACGCACCTTGTCCGAGAAGAGAGGCCCCGGCAGATGACCGCGCGAGATTAGAGTGTCCAGCCGACCCCGCGTTTCCCTGAGACGTAATAGGGTTGGCCCCCGACACCGAATCTACCCTCT